CCACTTGTTGCACTTCCACTAGTTGAACCTGTTGCTGTACTTCCACTAGTTGCACCTGTTGCTGTACTTCCACTAGTTGAACCTGTTGCTGTACTTCCACTAGTTGAACCTGTTGCCGATGGTGCTGAACCACTAGTTGCACTTCCACTAGGTTTTGGTGTCGAACCACCTGATACTACTTCAATGATACATGGTTCGGTAGAAATATATTCTTTCGGTTTTACATCGAAATCAACGTCATTACTACCTTTAATAACTCGAACATTTACATTCGGGTCATATGTATATAAAATTGATACAAATTCTCTCACCGTGAATGTTTTTGTTACTCCACCCGTTCCGATTTTTATAATACAATCTTCACCGGTCAAATAATATTCATCGTTCGTTGTGAAAGGTACATCCTTTCCCGAAAGTGTAAATTTGAATGGTACATCCGGACTATATCCGTACAATATAGATACTAATTCTCTAACTGTCATTTTAATTTATTTATTTTAGTTATATGCAAGACTACTCTTGCGCTTCATTATTAAGTTCTTCTGCATTTTCGACCATATATTTACTTAATTTTTGATAAGCCTCACTTGTACTATCATTTCCAAATCCTCTAAATTTAACTCTGGCCGGATAAACATTTTTAATCACATCATCTTCTATTTCAAACACAATTGCCCAACCAAAAATGTGTAGTATTTGGTTGATAATTAATACAAGTCCTGTACTTCTAAATTCTTTCCAATCTTTTTTCGTTACCATGATTTTCGTTTCAAATATTGTAGGTTAATCAAGTTTATTAGTTCACAATGCCTACAAAATCATATACAAACCGTTATTTACTATTTCTTATGGAAAACTAACATTGGTTCATATTTGTACCATTTGTTACCGACCTTTACTTTGTTCTTTACCCCCTCTGAATTTGGTGATAATCCAACCATACGTGTCATTAACATTTTTAGTTTTCCTTTATACTCCATTCCCAACTCAACCAAAATATCAATTGAGTCTTGTTCCAATGGATACCACTTATCCGAACCGATTTTGATGTCAGCAATATTCCAAACAACATATCGGTCATTCTTTAAGTTATTATAAATATTAACTAATGTAGGTTTAAGGAAATTATCTCTCCAATCATCGTATGTCGAATAATTATCCCATGATTGACCCGTACCCTCATCACCATATCTTTCACGGTTAAAATAAGGTGGAGAAGTGAATGCGAAATCCAATTTTCCCTTGTATTGTTGAAAATCGGGGTGTTCCCCAATTACCTCTGAACCCTCTTGAAATACGTGGTATGTGTTTGCTGAACTTTCTGTACTGAAAAACTTTCCGAATGATTCCGAATAATCATCAATACAATTCTTATTATAGAAGTCGGCCACATATTCATATCGAGTAATACCTAACTCCTCTATATAATTATCAGGATTTGGGTCCGTACCAACATAATGTAACTTTTTTCTTGAACTCATTGCTCCGATTATACGACCACCCCAACCCGCTGAAGAGTCGTAAACAATCAACGGTTCATCTTGTTGAATGTGGTTAGTAAATCTCTCATACAAATATTTTGCTGTTAATGCAGGGAAATTTACGGCCGGTTGACCTAATGATAATCTAAAAACTTGTAAGATTTTTGTAAATATTCCATCTGTTTTATCATACCAACGAATTAAGTATGAAAATTCAATAACCTTACCACTTTTCAAAGTTTCACTTTCAACAATATCACCAAGATTTGTTATCTGTGTTTTGTTTAACCAACCGTTATTAACACATTCTCTTACTTGTTCAGCCGTTAGATATAAATTAGTAACTCCAGCATAATCATCATTTGTAGTACCGAAGTTTCCCAATGTGAAATTCTTAACTTTTGCCAAAACAATATCCAAATTTGAATATTCCCCAACAAAAACCTTTCCATCGTGTACATCCTTGATAAACTGAACTCCGTCTTGACCGTTCCAAAATGGATTATCATCCGGATTTGTGTTGATTGAACGTGACCATGAATACATTGAGTCTCGTTTCACGGCCCTACGTATTGTATGAATAAATTTATCTCTTAATTCCGGGTCAGCGAAATAATCGTAAATTGATGTTCCGTTATCATGTGATTTTCCCGATGATATTTTAGTTTTCAACATTGTTGGGAAAAACTGATTTATAACCGAAGCATCTTTGTTGAAATTCTGAATAATTCCTAATGAAGTTTCATCCCCACTAGTGTCCTCGATAAAGAAATCACACGGATTACCCCTTAATTTCTTCATTGATTTAATTATCCCATCCTTATCTCTACCAATAACCGGTGGTGTTCCATACACATCCCACTGCTCAACAACTTCGGCACGTAATAATTCAGCCCACGCATCGAACTCTTCATCCGACATAGATAATATCTCATGATATGTTCGATTTGATTTGAACTCATGAAATTTGGACCTACTGTAAAAATAATCTTTTGCCATTTATTGTTTATTAGTAAAACGTTACCCCAATTAAGGAGTAACGTTTTGGTTTAAAATTTATAAATTTATCTCAATAAGGAAATATTCCGAAACAAATCCATCCGATTCAAATTTAACATGTGATAATCCACTTGTTGAAATCCTTAGTTTCGCAGAGTCTGCATCACGATTCGAAGCTAAAATCTCTTTTAAAAACTTCGCTGAAAACGATATAGGTTTAATATCACCCGATAACTCTTGTGGTTCAACTTTCAATGAAATTCGGTTTGTATTCACATTTGAATAACCGATTATAATTTCAGAAACACCATTCTTAGATACAAATGTAAATGTATCTTCATCTGCCAATGCACCTTTTGCCTTGATGAACTTATCTATGAAATTGGTATCCAATTCAATCGTAACATCAAAATCCGGTAATTGTTTCAAATCCGGCGTTTTTGGTATTACCGATAAATCCGATAACATATAGTTCACCGATAGTGATGAGTCACTCAATTTAAGTGAAATTACCTTATCACCAACTTTCACAACATCATAGTTGATGTCATTACCAAGTACATTTAACATCTTGATTAATTTAGATGTGTCATAAATACCAAGTTCTCCATCAATACCGTCATGGTTATCCATTGAAACCATTCCAAGAACCGATTTATCATTTGAAACGAATGAAGTTGTAATCTTACCGCTTTCAGTTGACCATTTTACTGTTTGCACCAATCCTTGTAGGTGATACTTATTTACAAAACGTAACAAATTTTGTTTTTCCATACTATCTATTTTTATTATTTATTATTCTACAAATATACGAAATGATTTTCATATATCCAAATTTATTTTAATCTTTTTTTATTATTTTTTGAAACTCTCGGTTCATCATGTAATCTGAACTTCTTTTTACGTGGTTTCATTTTAGGTATTTTATCCTCGTCCTCGAACTCGTGATATTTTAAATTTTTCATAATATATTATGGTTAAAAACTAAAGAATTTTTCCGCATCTCGTTGTTTGGATATTATCGAACCATATCCCAATGCATCAAAGAAATCCTGTAATTTGCCCTCTAATTCATGTTCAAACAATCGGTCTCTATCTGCATACTGTTCCAAGAAATCTAATATTTCCGGTGGGTCTAAATATCCGGTGAATGCCAATGAGTCAATCCCAATTGGATTAGTTTTCAAATATACCCACTTTATTTTATCTCCACCCTTTACCGGCATATATCTGTATGGTACTTTCAAAAATTGTAACAAATCATTATACCTAATTGCCGCCTTTACGTGTGCCGGTGTACCACCCATTACATGGAATAATTCTCTATCGCCCATCATGTACTTATTCAAATCCTTTACGGCCGTGTTCTTTGATACATCAACCAATGGTAGTGAATAAATGTTTTTCTTGAAATCCATTACATAATCACTAATCTCACGTTCGGTTTTATCATCCAAAATGTCAATTAACACTTGTTTCATTACCTTTTGAAATGCCGTTGGGAATGATGAACGTTTTACATCCAACCCTTTAACATCAAGTTTATTCACAGCAACACCGTTATCCGATAAAATCCACTGTGCATATCGTTTTTTAGCAACCCAAAAACCGGATTTAGCAACGTACTCCTTTTTAATCTCAAATCTATGACTACCTCGAATGTTAAAAAATCTTACAGCCATCACATCATAGAACGAGTTTAAATAATCTTGACTTTCTTGTGCAATCTCGTTTACAATATCAACCAACTCCGTTTCCGTTTTCTCGGTTCTCCAATTAGGATATCGAACATCCATTATTGGAGTTGCACTGAAAAAGACTGAGTCTGTCAGGTGTCGATGTAGATATTGGAATCGTACTTACGATCACCACCTACATCGACAATTTTTTTGATTTTCATATTAATAATTTATTTAATTTATATAAGGTCGTCTCCCTCTTGTAATTCATTTCCGATTATATTCATCTGAACCCCATTTCGGATTACCATGACTGGTTGATTTGGAAATATCTCACGGTATGTTCCATCTTCCATTTCCACCTTTACAGGAGAACCTCCGATAATCTGAACATATCTTTTATTCAACATATCTGCCGTTGATTTGATAACTACTTGTCCAACCGCTGTAATTGCACCTGCATTATCCAAATCGTATAAACGGAAAGATTTTAATCCAAGAACTCCATAAAATGAATTTAATAACACTTTCTGAATTTTCTGTCGTTGGTTGTAGAAATTATACTGTGATTCATCCCCGGCATCAGCGAACTCTTTTGCCTTCTTCCTAAATTCCACACGTTTATCGAACCACTCACTCAATATTTCAGGAATAATACCAACTTTATTTTGAGAATAAATAACTCCATTGGATGCTATTGCGTAATTCTCTTCTTCCAACATCTTCTTTAGGTTTTGATTTGAAATCTCACCACCACTCCGTACTTTCCAATTTTTATCCACGGCTTTAACATAATCCAAATAATCCCAATCCTCAATCAAATCAACCTTGGTTTCAGGAGAAATGTTTAATGACATAATAATACTAGGATATAGTGATGTTAAGTCCAAATCATAAATCCACTCATATTTTCCTACAATTGGTGATTTTACATAAGCCCCCGTAAATCCGACTTTACCATTAGAGTTTTCATCATTTTTAGGTTTCTTTTTCTTCTTCTTACTAGGTGCAATCAAATTCTTTCTACGTAAGTGTGTCAACATCGCCCCCTCTAGGTAGATAGATGAAAATTTCCAATCATCATACCCAATGTGACCTATGTGACAAGTACCTCGTGCTAATGAAATCAACTGTAATTTAATATCTAAATCAACTACTAACTCAACATCAACCAAGTTATATTCGATGAATTTCTTTATATCTGTTCTGAATAAATCATCCAAATTTCCGTCATACTCAATTTTACCTCTTCCCAATTCTTTGGTTGCTACCGTATCCAATCTGTAATTTGGTAGTTCTCCAAATGTGAACTTTTTATAAAGTAAAATATAATCCATCGAAGCAATACCAGCGATTTGATAAGTTTCATCCCGCTCTTTGTAGTTTACAATACCGATAGGTGATAATGAACTTGCATAATCTTTACCGAATAAATTAACCAATCTATTGTAAAGATAAGGTATATCGAAAAAATCTATATTCCAACCCGTTACAATATCAATCCCCAAACGTTGCCACTCATCCACGAAATAACGTAACATATCCTTTTCGTTAATGAATGGTATCACTGTGGTTTTGTTATGTTGGGTAACTTCCATAGTTCCCTCTTTATCCAAAACTAAAACTACATAATCACCTTGTTTTGTTGTATGATAACCGATTGCGGTAATTTCATTTTCCGATACTTTGGTGTCCGGTAATCCAGTCTCCATTTCAACCTCAATGTCAAATGTGAAAATATTTAAATCTCCACCTGGCAAATCGCTATCAGGATACATATCAATTAATGTTCGTGTAATTGGTGGTACATCCTTTTCAAATAAGGTTTCATCATTTCTATCAAAATTAGCTACCTTTGTGTACCTATCACCGTAAATTGATAAAATCTCACCGTTTTGACTTGGTTCGTATGCATAATCCGAATATGGAAATGACATATATCCCCGTACATCATCCCATAAGTGGATTTTATTACTTCTCCGGTCGTAATATGTGTTTGTGTACATTATTTTTATTTATAATTCATATTCCACTAATATACGAAATCTTTTTAAATATCCCAAACTTTTATATCAAAAATTTCAATTAATTCTTCTTTAGTTCGTAATACCGGTTCATCAAATATTCTGTATGCATTTTCCGATACTACCAAGAAAAGTTGTTCTCCTGATGAATTTGAGTGACCTGAACGAATTATATACCTCACTTCATCATCATAATAAAATGCCATTGCCGATTTATTACCCACTCGTTTCCAATTATTTTTCATATTATATAACTTTTTATTAAAAATCTTTTCTCCAACACCAGATAGGTTCACAAAATCGTTTATCTTCCTTTTCTTTTGATTCTTGGATTGCCTCCTCTGAATACTGTTCCGTATCCCGTGCCGTTCCAGCACCACCACTGTTTGGTCTTTTTGCCATTTCCATACCCAACGTACCCACAAATGTCATACCTTGTTCCTTTAAGAAATCGTTCATTGGATTTGTAATCTCCAACCAACCCCTATCCGTTGACCACTTTGCGTTGGTGTACACATCGGCGATATTAATACACATCATACCACCCTTTTTTAATGTAGGTATCATGTTTCCTAATGCCTTATGTAGAAAGTTTTTATTCCAATCATGAATATCTTTATAACGAACCCAAGATTGATTATCATCGTATGAATATCTTTCTACATTAAAATATGGTGGTGAAGTGAATACAACATCAACTGTGTTGTGATATTGAGTGAAATCAAAATCCTCGGCAGGTGCCTGATGGAAATCATATGTTTTCACGTTTTCAAAAAATCCGTTGTGTTTTGTATAAAACTCCGCCTGTTGTTTGTAGAACGGGTGGTTTTCTTTTCGTGGGTCTAATCCAATGTAATGTTTTGTGGTTTCACTTGCGAAAAATCCAGCCAATCTATCACCCCAACCCATTGAGAAATCGAGAACGGTTTCAGCCTCGTACATATCATACAGAACTTTTGCCACATTTGGTTTGAATTGTGCACAAATATATTTCCTCAATCCTATCATGGTTCTAATTTGTGCCTTTCCTAACTTTTTCATTTTCAAAGAATAGGCCGCCCCCATTAAAGAAATCATGAATTTTTCGGTTTTCCATGTTCTCTCCGGTCCCGGACTAACTGAACCATCCACCGACCATCTGTTTTTCTGTTGGAAATAGTTGGATGCCGCATTTCCCGTGTTGTTCCTACTGAAATATAGTTGTTTACCCTCGTATGTATAAGGGTACCGACTTTCCGATGCCTTTCTTGGAAACCACTCACCCTCAACCAATAATTCATGGTGTTTAAATCCTTTTAATTTCATATAATCCGAATATGCCTTCTTTTCATCAATATCAGCATACGGAATTTCATAAGTCATTAAACATTTTGCCAATTGAACCTTTACATCATCCTTTTCATACGTTTTGGTAATATATTCCCACTGTTCCTCATTTATCTCGAAATATGGGGTCATACCATAAAACTGTTTGAAGTATGATTCTATTGGTTGAACACTATTTTCGTTCTCTTCTAACATAACTTTAGTTTTGTTTATTAAAATGGAGCACCATCATCCTCGATTAAATCGTTATATCTTTCAACAACGGTACTCATGTGGTCTGCCCAATGTAATACGTAAGGTAAGTTTGTTGGAATACTAATCCCAGGCTTAAATGATTTTAGATACTTCATATTATCTTCATCATAAATACCATCAGTCAATTTTATTCCATACCACTCGGTGTCTGAAATCTTAATACCAAACTCTTGTAATGTTTGGAATGTTCTATCCGTGTGTGACATATATGGTAAATCCGGATTCGGGATGTAAATCTTACCTTGATTTTGAACGTGCCAATCCGATGGATTTTTTACGTAACCCATCATCCCTACTTTACCAAGTTTACCCAAATCATGGTGTAGAGCAGAAAAAATCAACTCTTCATCAGTGTAGTTTTTTACCCCTCCACTGTTTACGAAAAGTTGAGAAAACGACATTGCGTGTTTTGCTACATTCATAACATGGTCAATATAACCACCATCATACGTACTGTGAAATCCCTTTGTTCCACTTGCTGGTGATAATATTAAGTTTGACCCCAACTGTTCCATTGAGTACATATGTTGAAGTTTTTCAAGTCTTTCACCACTGAAAACTTTCTCAATAATACCCATGAATTTGTTGTAATTTTGTTCCAACTCGTGGTCGGTGTATTGTTTCATAACTTATTTGTTTTTTTAATTAATTGATTCTTGTTTCTTTCGTGTGTACATAAATGTTCCAAATACAATTCCAACTGCACCTAATAACAAAATGTAATCATCAATTGGTGCATGACATCCATGATGTCCTTTTTGTCCATACACATCCCACATATGTCCATATTGTTTTCCCGATTTGGGTTGAGAAATTAAACTCATTGACACCATCAACAATGTTCCTAATAATATTTTTTTCATAGTTCAAATATAAGAATTAATTTTGAGAAATCCAAGTGAAATCTCATTTATTTTTTAAATATGAGTCCACGTTTTTCTTTCTATGATTGATTTAACGTTCCACATACTTATATTGAAATTTTGGGAGAGCACTTTTCGTGAAACTCCCATTTTTGCAAGTTCACGTATTAACCTAACATCTTCATTTGTTAATTTAGAATTAGGGTGTAACTCTCCAACTAATCTCATATTACTTATAACTATTGATTAATGAACTGTAAACTGCATATGGTTTTGCCCCAACTACTCGTTCAACCTCTCTATTACCCTTTACGAAAATAACCGCCGGTATATTTCTAATATTGAATGTTTCTGCTAATGCTGGATCATTATCAACATCAAATGAAATTATATCCACATCAGGATAATTCTGTTTCAACTCCTCAATTATTGGATCTACCATTCTACATGGTCCACACCAAGTAGCACCACCTTTGTAAACTTTTAACATAATTTCTATTTATTTTATACGGGAACTATATTTCAAGTTCCCATTTATTAACTTACTTCACAACCACCACCTGCACATGCCGCCTCAATATTTGCCGCGTTTGCCATGGCCTCTGTACTGAAATCTACGATTGACCAATCAATTGGTTTTGCCTCATTTTTCAGTTTGTTATATTTGTGTAATATCGTAACCTCTTTCAAACAACGAACCGCCTTTTCTAAATCACCTTGTGTGTAGTTTTTTGCGAACTTTTTTAATCTACGTACCCAATCTCGTTTCTTGTTTTTATCAAGTTTAACCATCAAATCTTCCGACTCTTTTGGTCTCGATATTGTGTTATATCTCGCCGCATCCGTTGCTTTCCATATATGATCAAAAACTTTCAACCCATCCGTAATCAATCCAGATGCTAAAACCGCCGCATCTCCATACTCTTGTACCAATTCTTCCGGTGTTTTCACTGTTTGAAATGGTGCATCCGCAAACTCCAATTCACCGTATGTTGATAATAGAGAAACTCCGGTAAATATATCTCGGTTATCCCAAATATAATCTCTTACCTCATCCCATTGGTCAGGGGCAACTGAAATCGTGTTTGAAACATTGTGATTTATCTCGATTCCATCAGTTGTTGGATCTACCGTTCCAGGTATAATCCAATGTTTTTGAACTATCTTTACCGCTTCTAGTTGCTTAACCCCCAATAAATCTTTCTTAAATTTAGAATTTGGATTTGGTTTAATTGCAAATGCGATATTATCATCAGTTTTACTTGTTGTACTAGGTGTTACAGCGAATGGATTAACCTTTCTTACTTCAGCAACTCCAATTTCATACTTGTTTGCCTTGATATTTCTAATATATCTAGGTGCATGTTCCCCATGAATACCACTAGCCGTTCCAAGTAAAATTGAACTGTTACCGGCTGGTTTTATTGCCGTTGTACGTTTTGCATGATTAATACCAAGAATATCGGCAACCATTGCATTGGTTTCGTTTACAATTTGTGCCCCTTTCTCCAATACTTCCGGATCTAATAACACATCGGGATTATTCATAACACCCGTGATTGAAACTCCGATAAGTGCATCACGTTCGATAATCTTTTGAGTCCATTCGGAAACATATTTGAAATCCGTGTACCCAGCTTGAAGTGTTCCCACGATTGATGCCATTTTTGATGCCTTGTAGAAATCATCAGGAGTTTTTATTTTTCCCCCATTTATCTCCGTAAGGTTACAAACGGACCAACCTGAATGTTTTACTCCATTTTCATCTACGAAATACGGTAACATACCAATCTCGAAACATGGATTATACATAATATCACGATGTTTCACGATTGCAAATCCAGGCTCACCTACACTTTTTACAGATTCAATAATCTTACTGAAATCATCTTTCTCGGCCAAATCTTGAATAATTACGGCTGAATTGTTAGACATTGCCCTCTGTGGTTCACTATCCCAATAATTTCCGATTTTTGCGTTTAACATTTCATCATCGAAAATATCGAATAACACAAGTACCGCACTTCTTCTTACTCCTCCTGATAATACTGCCTCTGCCTCATACATCGCAATATCATATACATCAATTGGTTTTAATCTATCATTACCCTTGATTGATAATGCCGTGTCGATTTTGTTACGAATTTTCTCGATTGATTCACGTAACCCATCAGGTCCCGGAGCCAAAAATTGACCAGCAATTTCAGAACCCGCTGGTCTAATTCTACTGTAATCGAATAAAACTGTTGGTGAATTTTTATTGAAATACGAATCCATTAATATTTGAACCGCATCTGCCCAACCCTCAATTGAGTCCGGAATTTCAAACGTTATAGTTCGGTCAATTGGTTTGTAGATTGATGGTAACTTATCAATGTGATGTTTTTGTACCGAAATTCCCGCACCAACTCCATTTAGTAAAACATACATCAATTCTCCGAATACCTCTCTTCTATCCATGAATGTTGAACTACAATTATATGCCTTGAAGTTGTGTTTGAAAATACCGGTTGTTGTGTCAGCTGAAGCGAATTGTCTGAAACGTTGTGCTGAAAGAAATACTTTTGTTGCCTCTCCGGCCTCTACATAATTAAGTAAACTACGCAATTCCTCATTATCAACGTTTTTATACTTCTCACGGTGCATCTCATAAATACGATGTACCGATTCAGTCCAAGTTTCCTTTGTTCCATCCGGTTTACGTTGTGCATATTTGGTGATATTGTTATAATCACCCATTATTCTACTGTTGTCTCTCATTATTTTATCAATTAAAACTCAAAATTTCGAGTGGTTTCCCACCCGAAATTATTTAATTTACGTTACATTATCCCTCAATCACGGCCTTATCCTCAGCAACACTCGCCTTACGATATTCCGAAATTAATTTCTTAATCTCTCCTGCTGATTTTCTTGCTCTTTGGTGAGCTGATTTTGAACGTTTTTCATGGTTTAATTTTAACTCATTGAATAATGATTCCAATTGTTCAAATAATTCATCTGATCTTTTCATATCTTCTTTTTTTTAAATTTCCCACGATTTATCCGTGGATTAATAACTATACTAATTTTCAGTTTACATCACAAAAATAATGATAATTTTATTCTATACGAATTATTTAAAAAACTTATCGAAACCACTTTCCTCCTTTTTTACCATATCTCTAACTGAAATCTTTGGTTTTAATTTTAATTTTCTAGGTTTAGTTGGTTTTTCCTTACGATTTGTTTTTACGGTACTTTCATCATTTTTTTGTATAGACTGTTTTGGTTTATATTTTTTTGTTTTTCGTTTTTTTGGTTTTGGTTCCTCTTGTACAGTTTCCGGATAAAACTTTTTCTGTAAATATTCTCTCATAGATTTAACTTCAGCCAATCGTAATTTCTTGTGCTTTTGTGTGGAATTGAAGTTACCCTGAACATTAAATTCAACATAATCTAAAAACTCCATTCCATTCTTATAACTACAATTCTGAATATAAACTTTCATTATCCAAGTGAATTAAGGTATTTTTGTTTTAATAATTTCTTTTGTGTTTGTGCACCCGCATCAGAATCGTTTGTACTATTCATACCGTTTTCCGATGAACCATCAAAAACTTCAATTGTACCGGTGTAGGTATCCATTTTACAAGGAAATGTTATACCATCAGGTCCAAATCTATTTTTCATAACATGGGCCCGTGCCGTGTTGTTTATCTTATCTTTCGCCTTTCTACTCCAACTCATGATGAAATCGGCATTCATTACTTTGGCGTATGAGTCTGCAACTTTATCTGCCTCGATTACATCACTATCAATTGCTGAACGATTCGTTTGACTTGCAGTCCAAATAGGTATTTGTAATTCTCCACCCATTCCACGTAATTCAATGTAAACTCCACCTTGTTCCTGATATGTTGAGTCCGAACTTACACCATCCGATTTTAACAAGTCGGCATAATCCAAAATAATCAAATCCGGTTTATTTCCTGATGAAATTAATTTCTCAATGTGGTTTTTTAGTTTCATAACCCCCACACCCTTTGGTGGAAAATACTTAATCAAGAGTGAACCCTTTAATTGATCTATCTTAGACTTAACAATATCCGACTTCTCTTTCAAATCACTCGATGGTATATTTGAAAATATAGTGTCATACCTCGCCCCAACATAATATTCCGAAAGTTCCATTGTATAATGTACAACCGATAACCCATTTTTAACCGCCTCGGCTCCGATATGTGTTAAAATCCATGTTTTTCCGACTCCCGATGGAGCGACCACAACTCCAAGTTCTCCAGGACCAAGACCACCACCCATTAAATCATTTATCACATCCCAATGTGTTGGAATTACATCCCTATCATCTTCTTTAGCACGTTCATCGAAATCATTAATATAATCATGTCCCAAATCCAAGTTTACACCCGCTTTTAAGGCCTCATCTACTAAAGTTTTAATTTTATCATACGAACCGGCCTTTAATAAATCAACCGATTTAAGTATAACATTTTTTAGATTTTGATTAATACAAAATGATTTGAACTCATCTTTAATAAAATCCAAATTCAATTTATCAATATCCTTATAAATTACTTTAAGTTGATTAACTATATTAGTTTGCATTACCGTATCCGTAACCTGTGACACCTTAACCTTGAACACTGTCAAATCAGGTGGTTTTCGGTACATCTTGTGGTAATCCAAAATCTCACCGACTATCCATTTATCAACATCAGATTCAAAATGTTCCTCTAAAATGATGTCTGAAAGTGTATCTAAAAATGTTGGGTCTGTTAGAAGTGCGGCAAGAACCTGTGCCTGGAAATTACTACCAAATTTTTCTAATGTATCCATATTTTAATTATCCGTTATAAGTGTCTCAAATGTGTCACGTAACCACCCATGTAAGTTTTTCGTGAATTTATCCGATACACCATATTTTGTAACAAGTTTCATAAACTCGATTTTGTTTAATTTCTTTATTGGTTCATCATAAGTAGATAAAATATTCATTTTTACCGGTCCTGAAATTAATGGTTCTTTTAATTGCATCAATTTCTCGTTCCTCGATATGATGTCCTTTGATTCCAATATGGTTTTATATAATTTTACCTTACTACCCGATTTTTCTTCGGTCAATTTTAGGAAATCATCAACCGTTAATTCTTCATCCATTGTAATCTCCGGAAAACGTTTCACCAATGTTTTCAATCCTACACCATTCACTCCTGGGATCTCATCCGAAACATCACCATCCAAAACTCTAAATAATAATAAGTTTTTAGGTCGAATACCACCGAATTGGGAAATTACTTCATCTACACCAACCATTAACTTTTTCGTTGGTGACCAAACTGTAATATCCTCATTTACCAATTGTAGGAAATCCTTATCCGTACTCATGATAACTCCCTTTTCACCCGGTTTCAATAAATATTGGATTATATATGCCATTACATCATCGGCCTCAACCCCATCGTAAATCATGGTAGTAACCGGTAAAACATGTAGAAACTCGGTCAACCACGAAAATTGTCGTTTCATAGATTCTCGCTCATCCTCAACAGTCATTAACTCATGATATGAACGATTTACTCGTAACTTATTTTTACCTCGTTTCGATTTATATCCTGAATATATGTTCTTTCTCCCACGTGACCCGTCTTTTCCATCAAATACGATTATTACCCTCGTTGGTTTTACTTCTTTTATTGCCTTTCCGATTGACATTAAAACATTGGTAACACCAGCAACATGGTCACCGTTATCATTCATAGTTGGAATAGAACTCCAATTACGAATGAACGTATTCAATCCATCAATTACCAAAACTTTATCATTTTTTTCACGTGATTTCCAAGACTCTCCATCTTTTATCTCACTGAAAAATTGGGCATATCTTTTATCCATATTCTTATCATTAATTATTTACATCAAATATACGAAAATTATTTTAACAATCAAAATGTTTTAACAATTAATTTTCTCTTTTTTGATTATTTCAATGGCATCATCAAGGGCATTATCAGCACACCTCCTTAACATTTCAATCTGTGGTTTATCATCTACCGACAATTGAACTGTTTTATTTGACATGAAAACTTCAACTAAAAAATTGTGAACATTGCCGTTTGGACTTTGTTCGTAATAGTCGTTCTCAACCATTGCCTCATGAACGTTCCTGATGATTTGTAGTCTACCTCTCTCGGTTTCGGAATAATGCCTTAGCATCTTTAAAAATAGTTTCTTCATTTTGTAAATATACAACAAAAAAACGGAAATTCCAAAGAAAATCCGTTTTATTTTTTAATCAGTTTGTACTAAAGATGTGTCTATCTCCTTTTCAGCAACTATATCTTCATTTGTAGTTCGATAATGTAATATCAATGATTCTACAATCTTCAAATATAATTGTTCACGTAATTCAGGTTGTTCTTCCATCAACGTTGCGAAATTCTTTGCCAAAAATTTATGGATTTCACCGGTTTCCTCATTTACAACACTGTACCAAGATCCTTTCTGTTCCACCAATTTGTTCTCTTTTAAAACAGTCATCCACGAACCGTAATTATCAATACCACGGTCGAAATACATTTCAAAATCACTCGTTCTCAATGGTGGCCCCATTCGGTTTTTGATAACCTGAACTCTTGTTTTCATACCAATTGTTCGATCACCAACTTTGATTTGGCCCATATTCTTCAATCTCAACCTAACCGATGCGTGGAATGCCAATGCCTTACCCCCACTTGTAGTGTAAAGGTCACCGAAACTTGCACCCATCTTAGTTCTAAGTTGGTTTGTGAAACATAACAGGATTTCCTGTCTACCAATCATGTTAGTAATCTTTCTCATGGCCTTTGAAATTATGATTGCCTTTTGAGTTGCATAACCCGCTTGGTCATAATCCGCCGCCAATTCAACTTTTGTGGATGCCGCCGCAACCGAATCTATAACAATTGTTACCAATTTATCACGTTGAGTTTCTCTAACTTTCGTAACAATGGTTTCAATATACTCAAAAACTTCTTCAACCGAGTCTGCCTGTATGTATAGTAATTTGGAAACATCAACTCCGATTGCTTCCAAAAACTCTGTACTAACTGCCATTTCAGTATCTATTAGTACCGCTAATCCATCTTTTTTCTGTGTTTCCGCTAATAAGTGTGCTGAAAGTAAAGATTTTCCGGAGCCCTCTAAACCGGTTATTTCTACTATTCTCCCAACGGGTGCTCCACCATGTGCTCGGTTAGAAACAGCGATGTCCAACATATCAGAACCAAACGATACCCAACTTTTTACATTAGTTGGAGTATCGTTATCGTCTAAAAAATATGCAACTTTTTGAGATTTTGCCAACTTATTCAATTCGGATGCCAATACACTACCAAGATCTACAGATTCATCAACATTGGTTTCTTTAGTTTCTTTGGTTTTTTTAGTTTTTGCCATCTAAATAAGTTTTTAGTTAAATAATTCATCAAATGCCGCCCCAACGTTACTTGTTGGTTCCGGTGTACTTGTTTGAGTTGGTTGTGGTACACTCTGTACGGTTTTTTGTGGATTTGATGGTTGTGGTGGTGTTTCAACAACTGCTTTTGGTGCTGATGCCACATTTTGTGGTGAACTCGATTTATATTGAGTTCCCGCCTCATCTTCCGGTGTCAACCACTTCTCTAATTCTGCCTTCAAATCTTCGTAACTCAATTCTGTATATAAATCAGTAATGTTTACTTGATTATCAATAAGTTTTTGAGCATCTGCCAAATTTGGTAGTAATGGAGTTTGAGCCGGTTTTACACGAATATTTGTTGTTGGATATTGAGTTCCACCCTCGGCCGCCGTTACATACTCTACCGTGATATCTCTACCATTTTCAATATCAGCAATATCACCGTAATCTGGGTCTGCGATATATCCTAACAAATCAGTGTAAACGGTTTTTCCAAATCCCCAAAATTTTACTCCCTCGTTTTCTTTACCTCTAACAATAACAGGTACGTAAGTTCTTAATTTTGGTTCAAATCCTTTTCCGGTTTTCCAATCTTCTTTATCTCCCGTTGATTTCAATTTATCAGCAAACTCTTGAATTGGGTCAGGTCTACCAAATGATAATGGTGAAATTAAAGTTTTGTTGTTAATTCCATAGTGGAAAAGTAACTCGATGAATGGATTTGATTCATCATACTTGTAAGGTACGATTCTAACTTGTTGTTTTCCAGGTGATGGTTTCCAAAACAAATCAGATTTCTTTTGAGTGTTTTGTAACTTGTTTAATCTTCCGCGAATTGCATCTAAATCTAATGCCATAATTTTTAGTGTTTAAAGTTTAATGTTTAATGTTTAAAGTTTAGCGTTTAACGTGTACTACACACGGATAAATAAATATTATCATATAACAAATACGTTCGTAAAATGTGTAACCAATTTTACCCATTTTTATACAAAAGTAATAGTGTTTTCATCAATATTCCAATCAACTGTAAGTGGTTTATTTTCAAAGTTATATTCTTCATTTAACACGGCCGCATTTATAAAATGTGTTCCGTTGATATATGCATATCCATAACCACTGTGTATATGTCCGAAAACATGAATTTTTGGTTTGAGTTCATCTACACGAGTTCTAAGTAATTCATCCCCCAAATGTCGTGGATCATATTCCATTACATCCAAAATCCCATGTGGTGGTCCATGTGTAATCAAAATATCAGTATTTTCAGGGATATTATCCCATTTTTCTTTTAATTCACTTCCATTTCTTGGTAAGTTAAATCCCCAATTACAAAATTCGGGTTGCCAAGGTGAACCGTATATGTTTATGGTTTTATCTACATCCATATCATATAACCCATAAGTTTCATCTTGTAGGTGTACCAAGTTTGGATATTGTTTCAATGTAGATTCCAAAAACTCTGGATTTGTTTCAACATGTTTTTCATGGTTTCCATTGATGAATATCTTCTTACCAACATTCTTTAATTCATTGTACCATTTGCAAAACTGTTGTACTTGATGTTTGTACCCCACATGTGTATAATCTCCGGAGTGAATAATCAAGTCACTTGTCGGAATTGATGATGTCAATTCCTTATGTTTCATGTGTGTATCACTTATAAATGTTATTCTCATTTCAATTTGTTTAGAATACTAAAGTACGATATTTTTTTGATATATCCAAGAAAAACTTTAATTATTTTATTTATTCCATTTACCTCTCTGAACAATTATTCCGATTATAGAATAATTTGATAAATCTTGATACGTATCTTCAATATTTTCACCAACTTCATCAGGTTGTCCCTTTACCACAAGTTGTTTCAATCTTGAAATTTTATCATTCATTCTGAACCATAATCCCGTCAATGATATTTTTACATCTTCTTTGGTTTTTAATTCAGAACCTACGGAAATATTCTCGGCACCGTAATTTCGATGTTTTTGGCAAAATATTTCAAACTGTTCCTTTTGAATTTTTCTAAATTCATGTATAGTTTCGGGATAATATTTTTCACAATATTCAACCGCATTTAATTCTTCACTTTTTGTCATAAATTCTTAATTTATTCAGGTATATAACTCCACCACTCCACATTACTAATTTCCTCCTTGTCATCATTGGCAGGAATATATAATTCCACGATACCGTTCAGTAACACGTACCAATGTCCAATTTCCGGATAGTATGAATTGATTGATTTGAATATGATTATACTATCATCATTCGGTCGTAACTCATCAATTTTATATCTTATACACATTTATCTAATTGTTTTTAATCCACCGTATCCAATTGGTTTTCTTTATACACCCCATGTAATATGATGTCGGTTTCGTCATCCACAACATACAAACACACAATACCACTGTCGGAAAAATACTCATTGTTTGTATATCTCACGATGTAATCGAGTGCATCACCATAATTTGTAAATCTCTGTGAACTATCAATTTCATTTCTTAGTATGTCATCATAGGTTGAACATAACCCACGAGTACCATAAACTCTAATTTTCATAACTCAATCGTTTTAATCATTATTACAGTACAAATATACGAATAATAATTTTAATATCCTAATTTAATATTACTTTTTTTTCTTCATCCACAAGATAAACGAAATGCACCGGTGATGAAATTATTTCATCATTAACTAGTTGAACAAATTGTTTTAATCCACCCATTTCATTATCATCACATTCAATTGGGTCAATACCGTCTACTCGGTTTTCAATAACTTCCTCATACGTTGAGCAATAATCGTCTGTAGCATATATTTTAATTTTCATAATTTATTCAGTTTCAGTTATTATTGATAATTGACCACATGCGGCCCCATTTTTAATTTCAGATTCAGTAGCGATTGCTACTGCGTAATCGTACCCAGCATCTTCCAATTGTTGTTTAATTTCGTCTGTAATCATAATTTCTATTTTTTATTTAATTTCAATTCCGTTAAATCCTTTTCTTAATGTTTCACCATCAAACACAAATGTTTCTGAACTAGTTGGTTTTAAAACGTGTCGATGATATAGTTTCAGTGTGGAAATATCACGTAATATATAAATGTAGTTGTTACATTTACACACATCATTAAATTTCCATTCCTTTATTACATTCAACCTATCCGATGATAAATCATCCACGGTCAAATCAATCATACGTTCCTTACTATATTGATTTATTCCCATTAACCCAACAAACCCAACATCACGTATTTCAATCTCTCCACAAAATTCCAAATATTTCTCCATTTCTTCCGGTGTGTCGATGTATCCTTTTATAACATTACATGAAATGTGAAATACCCCAGGATTATCAATTGACATCCGTTTTAATGATTCATTGGATATTGTATCTGTTCTAAATATTTCATTATTAATTTCATGGTCGTAATGATGTCTACTAACAGAAATACTGTCAAATATACGAATTTTATCATCAATTTCCAAATTTTCTAACTGAAATCCGTTCGTATTCATCACTAAAAATGAGTCGGGAGAAATCTCCTTAATAATATCAATGATTTTATATAAAACATCCAAATTCAACGTTGGTTCTCCACCGGTTATTGAAATTTTACGTATTTCGAGTTGAGTAACCATTTTCGATAAATAATTTCTAAATTTATCAAAATTGAATTTTATTCCGTTGGTTTTATATTCACAGAATCCACAATCTGCATTACACCCATTTAACTGAATGTATAAATTGATGTATGGTGCCTCAACCTTACTCGGTGGTAGATTATCCAATGAACAATAATAATCCCTAAGTTGAACTTTACTATTTAAAATATCTACTAACATGAACTTCGGACGGTATATGATGAACAACTACATGGATCTCCATAACTCATAGTATGTGTCGAATTTACCAACATCGACCTAGATTCGGTAATTTCAGTTTCCAATCCCCTTAATTCACGAGTGAGTTCCTCAATTTTTGTTTTAAGTACATCAACCTGCGTTTCAACTTCTTTTGATTTTTGAAATTCGACCAACGTATCCCGTGAAATTTGATTAGTTTGTACAAGTGATGTGATTGCCAATGAAACGAAGTCGTGTATATCCTTTGTTCCGTCGGGGTCCCAAAAGTTGTAAAAATTATTCAATAAAATAAATTCTCTATTATTCATAACTAAATTTTAATGGTTTAACATGGAGATTTCGTAAATGGACTTGTTACCTTTGGTACATAAGTTTCATCAGTCGTAACCTCACCCGAACTCGTAACTTTTACAATTGATTTCGGTAGTGATTCAATTAATTTCTTTTTAGTGATTTCCAACCTACCGATTTCTTTATTTATCGAACGAATTTTCTCTCCAATTTTCTTTAACTCGTAATATTCATCCAATACCGCCTGTGTAATTTGTTCGGTTTCTACAAATGATGATTTTGCCAATTTTACATAATCATCTAGTTTTTTGGTTCCCGATAAATTCCAAAACTTATAAAAGTTTTCTAATAATATAAATTCGTTTGAAGTCATACTCGATTTAAACTAAATTAACACCCTCAATTATACCCTTACCCAAATTATTCGATTCCGAAACATCATTTGGATTTATAGGACTGATTTTCACAAAGAAATGTTCTTTCGGGAAATATCTCTTCAACCCATCAATATCAAAATCCGATTGGTCTACCAATGTTAAATTGATAGTTGTTTTTAAATTACTCTCTGTACGGATTTTACTCAACTCTTCCATTGAAGCGGTTCTACGATATGGTATTAACCAATGTCTTGCATCATCATCAAAACTATGAATTGATAACTGTAAGGTGATGTTACCCTTAATCCAAGAATAATCCGAACCCTTTATACCAACGGTTGAAACGTAATGATGTGTATTTGGATATTTTGCAGATATGATTTGGATAGCCTCCTTTACATTTTCAATATTCAAAAACGGTTCACCCATTCTAGTATAATTAATTTTAAATTCTTTTGAGTTTTTCGGGTCAAACCCATCACGTTCAATCATAAATTCAACTTGGTCAACAATTTCTTGTGCCGTTAAATTACGTGAACGTTTCATTGTCCCGGTTGCACAGAACTTACATCCAACAGGACAACCACTCATAACAGAAACACCAATCATCCAACGTTCCGAACGAGAACCCAAATCGTCAGTTTCTAAAAAGTTTTGATGTCTACCTATTGCATCACGTGTATAAAATGGTAAATAAGTTGATGTTGTTTCAATTAACATACCATCATCCAATTTTATGGAAAATACACTTCCATTTGAAAAATCTTTACTTCTTTCTATTTTCATAACTAATTTATTTTATTTTTTCCAACCCACACCAAATAAATGGTTATCGGAGTTTTAATCATTATTATAGTACAAATATACAAAAAGAAAACGAGAAAACCAAATTATTTTATGATTTTCTCGTTTTTATTTTTATTTCCGATTATATTCCTTTAGGATTTCTGAACAACTTCGTATTTCCGGAATTGATAATTCTCTCAATGTGATTTCACGCTGAAGTGATTCAAATACAAATGGTCTCCCATTCACCGTACTATAAAACTCACCGGTCTTACTATACATTGGTTTTCCCAATTTCACTTTTACTTGCATCTTCCCAAATCCAGGATAACCGTTCGGGCAAGTATTAGTTGATACCAACCAATAGTTGATACCCGGCTTGCTATATGTAATCGAGTCTTGTTCAAAATACTTTCCTAACTCAACCAAATCTTTATATAAGTTTCCACTATCCTTTATGTCCACTACAATGAATGCCGTTTCCTTAACAGGTCTTGCATCTTTGGTACCATAATTCTCAATATATGTACCCTTAACTTTAGTAACACCATATCCCTTTGCCAATAATAAACTTTTCAGTTTGGAATTTCGTTTGACATTTTCAGATTTAGAATATTTTTCACCATCACCACAGTCGGGTGCGTATCTTGATGCTGAAATTGTCCCCGAGTCATGTTTTTTCACATGTGAACCTATCCTTGATAACGATGATTCCTTAATCGAATCACCAACAATTGACTTTGCTATTTTATATAAACTCATATCCATTTTATATTATATGTACTCATTATCATAAATATCAAACAAGTACATGTTTTATCTAAATTAAAAAATATAAAGATTACCAGCCCCACGATTAATACCGGCCTTAGTTAAATCTTTTTTTCTAAGTGAATAACTTCCAGTCATTCCAACTCCTCTAACATGAAGTATTAATCGAGAAAATGAATTTGGATTACTTGTATATGCCAAACGTAAACCATTTCCTAATTCAACCTCACTGAAATAACAACCCCACTCATCTTTGGAGTTTGATTTCATTTCTTTGTAAACAGTTTCCAAATTAGAAGTACCAAAGTTTTCTCTCAATGATTTTCTAATTAATGTTTTAACTTTTGAATTTTTCATAACTCTATTGTTTTAATCATTATTACAGTACAAATATAATAATAAAAATCGAGAAAACCAAATTATTTTATGATTTTCTCGATTTTATTTTACAAATTTACAATAGTATGTATTTTGGTAGGTATTATACGTGGTTCGGGGTTTCCAGTCAAAATTATTTGATTTCTATAATTTTCCCATGGCAACCGATACGTTTTATCCAAGTATCCACCGTTTAGAGACTTTATTATCTCATTTAATGCATTTATAGTATATAATGTGTTCGTTTCTTTTTTTCTATGTACCAAAATCGTATTTGGTAATTGAAAATCAGGTGATAATGCCGAGTCTATATTGTATGTTATGTATAAATCATCAGGATTATCAGCATTCTTTAACACATATATATAATTATAAACAAGTGTGTATGATGATTGTATGGTATGCAATGTAACCTCCAAATCATCAACATGTGTAAATGTACACAATAATTGATTTGTTTTCATATATAATGTAATTATTGATTTTAAATTACATATAAATATATAAATTAAATAATTACACTCTCAAACACATTTACCCTACTTTCATCGTATGAAGCAAGTAACCCACCCGAACGAGTATCAAATGCCCTAAAGTTAAGTTTGTATAATTTTATATCCGATGTTCTCTCCGGATCTGATTTCGATGTTCCGTTTACGAACTTACCATCAACAACTTCTTGGTGATTATGGTGTAAGTTTGGTAATCCATCACTCGAACGTAAAACTGCAGAAAATGCAATCATATTAATCATTGTCATAGGGTCTTTTCTTGCCTGTTTTGCATTATCCTCACCTAATACCTCATCCAACTTATCACTATCAATGCAGTTTGTCATTCGTTTAGCATGTTCACCACGAATTTTTTTCAACCTGTCTTTGATGTTATTCATTTGGGAAACAGGACTACCCAATCCTTTTTCTTTGATTACTGCCTTATCCTCACTATATCCTACACTTTGTTTTATTTTCTTGATTTCATCGTTCATGGCAAGTAAAACTTTCTGTAAACATTCCGAATCTTTTACAACCTCACCAAATCCACCAATTTCAATATGGTCTTTTAACTCATTGATATTTGTGAATGTAGATGATTTCACTCCCATTTCATACCCATCATGCCCCGGTCTCGAACCAAGTAAATCATGATATTTTGATTCAGGATGTAATAATTGGTAACGAGAAGTTTGTCCCGGGAAACCGTATGCCCCACGTTTTCCACCTTTACCATATTTGATTGAAATCCCATCCACGGTTTGTATCGAACCACTATCATCACGCGAAATAATAATTACATCCGCTGAAGAGAATGACCCATGTGATGGTAAATAAACTTCTTCACCTTGAGCCAATAACATATTATATTGAACCATTTCAGCAACATTCTTCATCATAGCACCAGCCAATTCAGGTGAAACTTTAGTTAATCCCTCGGCAAGTTCACCATAACTTTTAGCAACAATGTCCGATGCCTCCTTACTTGGTATATCAACACCCGATTTAAGTAACCCATCCATAGTCTTTTGGTGTTTATCCAATATATCATAAATCAACGGAGAAACCATTTCCTTGTTTTCCGGTTTTGATAGGTATTTATGAATGTTTTCGATAGATCTATCATTTTTTATCGAATGTTCCAAATATTCTCTACTATATTCATTCGAGTTACCCAATATTTTACCGTCGGCACCAACCGGACCAAATATTTGTTGTTGGGATTTTGGGAATAAATGGAATGCAGGTTTCTCGAATATTCCTTTAACAAACGGATCATCCGATGCCCGATGTATATAATTTTTATCCTTACCACCAATGTCAGGTTTTGCCAATCTAGCAACATTGGATTTCATTACTTTTCCAAGGTCAACACTTGTAAACTCATTTCCAAGAACATCCGATAATAAATCGGCCATTTCGGTTGAAATTTTATTCCCACTCTCTCCCGAAATTACCTTTCTAGCATCAGATGGAATTGAATGTATATAAAGTTTACGGTTACCGGCGGAATTTTTCTCATTCGCTGATAATTTGTATTTTTTCACAAGATCTCTTGCCACCTCTTTTTTCTCGTCGGAATCGGTTATTTCACCAAATTTCTTAAAATCATCCAAAAAATCGTTCACAACATCTTCAACTTGGTTACGAATTTCCGGAGAAAGTTTCTTTAATTGAGTATCAATTATTCTTTGTATCCGTTTCTCATCAAATTCATAAACACCATAACCACCGTTTGCAACATGTAAAGCATTCTCCTCATCTTTCACTTTATCCATGTATGTAGAACCAAGTTTTTCTACTCCGGTTTTTGGTTTTTCTTGTGGTTGTTCACCATCCTCACCATTGGTGTCCGATGTAGATTGATTGGTCGGTTCGTTCGGTTCGTGTGTT